TGATAATATATTATATAATTTTGTTAGGAGTGAAGAAACTGAACACTTTTTATTCCTACTTGACCGCTCATAGTGCCAGCTGTGGGCGGTCTTTTTTTTTTATCAAATCAATAAATTATCTCTGTAAAATTCCATTGCTTCAATCATAAATTTATTTGTGACATTAAAATATTCGGCAAGTTCCCACGGCTCTGCTATGCCGTTGTGAACCGCTTCTTTCAGCTCATCCAAAGGGATGAGCTTTTTTATTGTGTGTTTCTTTACTTTTTGTTCCATTTTCCCTTTTACGGTTAATGGAGTTGTGAATAAATAAAAAGCACCTAAATCTATGTGAACTTCTTCGTGAGCAAGCAAAACTGTTTCCTCGGCAGTAGTTTCAATCTTGCTTTTGTCAAGAACTACAATTCCGTTTTCGTAAGGAAAAGAAAATGCTTTTGCTTTGTCAGTTTTGAAATAATCAACAGTTATCCCTTTTTGTTCACATTCAAAATAAATATCCTCTAAAGTCATTCAATCATTTCCTTTTTGAGATTTTTTAAATTTGATATAGCTAAGTATATCGTTTTTAAAATCTTCGCTTTCTCCTTCCATTTCTTGATAAGCAGCATACGAAAGTTCATCAAAATTTGCTTTCGGAAGAGGGGAAGAAACCTTTCTTGCAACATCTTCAACTAACTTTTCAATCTGCTCATGCTGTTTCTTTTCTTCTTCGATTTCCTGCTCAGTCATAAGCCTTTCAACAGGAACACCGAGATAATTGGCTATTTTAAGGCGAGTTTGGTATTTAGGTAAAACACCGTTTTTCCAATTGCGTATAGAACCTTTACTCAAACCAACTGCAACCAAAACCGCAGTAACCGTTGTACCGTTCTCTTTACATATTGAATCCAATAAATCAAAGAACACAAAAATGCACCTCTACTTTTGTGCACTTTTCACGAAGTTCACATAAATGCACTTAAATTTCAAAAATGCACTTGCAAAGTACACTTTTATGCACTATAATAAACTTGTCAAGACGATGTGGGGACATTAACTTGACGAAAAAAGGTGTGTGAATGTGCACCAACTTTGTAATCTAATTTTTTTAACTGATTAAATTATAAAGGCATAGTGCACATTTGTCAACCTAAATTATCAATAAAAAAGGAGGTAATAAATTGTGGATTTTTACAAAATTGTGTCAGATATATGCGATAAAAGAAATATAACACTTTGTTCGTTACTCTCTCAATTAGAAATGAGCAAAGCTAATATCCGAAACTGGCGTAATGGCGTTATTCCTAAAATTTCAGTAAGACAGAAAATTGCTGAAATTACAGATACACCGGTTGAAAACTTACTGACGAATGAAGAAAAGTCAGTTGTCAACGAAATTCTTAAAAAGAACAGTAGGTAATATCTCACCCACACAATCAATAATACCACAATCACAGTCCCATTAAACGGACTTAGCTAAAAAGAGGTGAAGAAGATGAATGAATTAAAAAAAATCCCCACCGCTCAGTTGATAGAAGAGCTGAGCAATAGGGAAGATGTAGATAGTTATACAACTACCGAATCGTACGGCATATTACACAAAGCAAAGAATGTGGATAAAAGATATCCAACGGGAACAATTGTGTTGTTTGTTAATCCACAGGGTAGGTGTTCTGAGTGATGTATTTAATATAATCTCTGTAAAAATCATCAAAAACAACAATTGTATTATCATCGGCATTTTTTTCAAGATAATCAAGCATTACAAATTTGCAAACACTCTCAGGAAAATTATTGTCGGCGATTATGTCATTAGCTGTGTTGTATGTAACATCACTACCGATAACAACTTGTTTGCTTAACCATTTTTTAAAACTCAGCACAATGCACACCTCACTTTCGTTATATAGTGTAATGAATTGCTGTTCATCACTACATATAGTATATCATAGAAAGTTGGTGAAATCAATGCACATCAATGAGTTTGCTGAAATCTTGCTTAAAAGCAGGAAACAGAAAGGCCTTTCGCAAAGTGAGCTTGCTAAGAAATCGGGCTTTACTAAAAGAGCTATTCAGTATTGGGAAAAAGGCAAAAAGAGCATTTCTCTTGAAAATGCCGACAGGCTCTTAACGGCTTTAGGTGTAGAAATCAAGATAGGTAAAACAGAAAGCAGGTGATAACAATGCAGATAACAGGCACACCCGATGAAATCGCAGAATTTATGAATCTGCTGAAAAGCGATTACAGAGGTGACTGCACAATCGAAAAAGATGTTAATTGAAATAAAGTAGGGAGGTGTTTATATGGACACAGTTCAGATGAACAAAAAAATCAAAGAAATTATGGATAGCAGTGATTTCTATCTGCTTTCGGAAGATGCTGCAAAGGCTATTGGAGTTGCTCCGCAAAAGTTGCGTGAACAGGCAAAGGACGAACCCGAAAAATTGGGCTTCAATGTAATTGTAGTCGGCACATCTATCCGTATTCCGAGAATACCGTTTCTCAATTATATTCTCGGTTCAAACCCGTTGAAAGGAGTGTAACAAATGGCATTTAAAGATTTAGAAACAAAAAGGTCGCTTAGAAAAAAGTACCGTGACAGCAAAGACCAGCTTAAATACACGCAAAAAAGTCTTGCAAGCACCGAGCAGGAGCGTGACATTGCGAACAGCCGTCTTGAAAAAACAAAGGCAAAGCTTAACAAGGTGACAGCCTTATATGTTGCCGAAAGAGCGAAAAACGCAGAACTGGCCCGCAAACTCAAAGTCCTTGAAACGCCTGAATACGAAGCATTCGGTTTTGAATGTGTGGGGGTGAAGAAATGAGCAATAAAAAAAGTGCCTGCGACACTGTGAATGCCACAAGCACAAAGAACAATAAACCTGATTCAATTATATCCTCTGCAACAGAAAAAATCAAGTTGTGCAACAAAAAAAATCTTAAAGACCATAAATCTAAAGCAATTCTTGAGCCGGTAAAGAAAATGCTCTGCGAATTTTCGGCGCAGAACGAGGAATTTGCAAGAGCCGTTACGGCTGCAAAAAACCTTGAAAACCTGATTGACGAAGTGGGAAAGAAGCTCCCCGCTGCAGTTTCCGACCTTGATGTGTATCAGCAGATTGTCGGTAAGATTTTCCCCGGAGCAAAGGTTACTTTCACAATGCAGATACATATGTCTGAATACGAACTTGAAGAACCTAATGTCGCAGAGCAGAAAACGGATCTGGTAACTCTTGATCTCGGCAATCTTATAGATTGGTAGGTGTCAGCATGATTAAAAATCCTGACAGCCTGCTTAATAAGATTCCTGACCTGACAGATGAACATGAAAAGCAGATAGCAATGTACTTTCCGCAGTATGCTTTCTACGAAAATAAAAGCAAAAGAACCTGCGACTATTTCTGCACAAGCTGTCAAAGCTGGCACATCGGCGAACAGCTCCGACTTTATCATAATCAGGAATTTGTCTGCGGTCATTGCAAGGAAAGCGTAAAAGCAAAAGCCCTGCACTACGGCAGAAAAAAACTTGAAAGAAGTCGCAAGTTTGGTTTTTGCTTTGCTGTTGACGGCAGGCTGTACATCAGATTTGTAACGGCATATCAGTTATTTTCCGATGATTTGTACAATGAAAATCCTGTCGAAATGATGCCCCGATATACTTTTTCGGATGAATATCTTTATGTATATGAACAGCACGCAATGCAAAGATTTGCATATAACTGGTACGATAAATCATTTCATCCGCTGAAGACAGACGGAATTATTCCTTCTGCTTCACAGGGGTTAGCGTGGTATTGGGGTCCGTCAGAAAAAACCTTGTATTCAGGCTGGGGCTCAACCGTACTTTTAAATCTCGATGTAATAACCGATACGGATCTCAGATATTCGTGTGCGGATGAGCTTTCAAACAGATATACGGTTCAAGGGATTCTCAAATGGCTGAACATATATGTAAGGCACAATAATGCAGAATACCTGATTAAAGGCGGTTTTGAGCATATTGCAGAGCTTTTGATTGACGGCAAACTTTCACTCAATAAAATTCATTGGAAAGAAACCAATCTGCTTAAAATGCTCGGATGTCGTAAGGAGGATATGCACTTTTTCGCAGATTATGATTCAAGTGCAATTGAACTTTACCGCAGTGTGATAAAGGAAGAACCGACCATTCATATGGCAAGCGAGTTCATAAGCAAGCTGTCAAAGCTCGGTACTTATGCTGTAGATGAACTTCACAAAAATAACCTTACATACAGACAGATTCTGAAGTACGGCAAAAACAATCGGAGAGTAATGCTGTGGAAGGATTATCTTGATAACTGCCAAAAACTTCCCGAGGGTATCGAAGAAATAATGCCGGCTCATCTTGAAGAGGCTCACGACAGAACGCTTGAAAAGGTTGCTTTCTATGCAAACAAAGAAGAAACGGAGCAGATTGCAAAAATGGCAAAGGCACTTTCTCCGTTGCTGATGAGCACAGACAGCCTTATAATGCTTGCCCCAAAAAGCGGTGAAGAAATAATAGCAGAGGGCAGAATATTACAGCATTGCGTCGGCGGATATGTAAGACGGCACGCAAGAGGTGACACGATAATACTTTTCATTCGTCATAAAGATAAACCGAAAATCCCGTTTTTTACGATTGAAGTAAATCCCGAAACATTGGAAATAATGCAGTGCCACGGTTACAAAAATGAGCGTGACAACGGATTTAAAAAGCCGGATGAAATCAAGAAATTTGAAAAGCAATACGCTGAATTTTTGGAGGATATAAAAAATGTCAGAAATAACAGTAAGCGAACAGCATAGGCAGGCAATTGAACTGCATCAGAAGATAATTGTCAGCGCAAACCTTGCACAGCAGAACATATGGGATATGTGCAACGGACTTAAAACAATGCGTGACAACAAGCTGTACAAGGAGCTTGGATATCAGAACTTTGAGGACTACTGCGAGAATGAAGTAGGCATGAAACGCAGTAACGCATATAACTATATTTCTATTGTAGAAAAAATAAATCCTGAAAATGTCCAAACGTTTGGACAAATTAGCAAAAGTAAGTTGATGTTGCTTGCTACCATAAGCGAACCCGAACAGGCTGAAATTGCCGAAAAGCTTGACCTTGAAAACACAACGGTCAAGCAGTTAAAGGCAGAGATTGACAGGCTGAAGGACGAAAAGCAGGAGGCAACCGACAAGAGCATTGACTATTGCCGACAGCTCAATAACGCTAAGAAAGACGCCGACTATTACAAACAGCAGGCGGACACTTCAAAAGAAAGCTATCGCAATATTAAAAATCAGCTTGCAGAGGAAAAGAACAAAAATTTCAAGCTGACGAATAAAGTTCAGGAGCTTGAAAGCCGTCCTATCGAAGTCGCCGTTGCAGAGCCGAGCGACAATGAACGCAGACTCAATGAAACGATTAAGGCTTTGGAAAGGGAGAACATTAAGCATTATGACGAACTCGAAGAAGAATACCGCAACAACGAAAAAATTGTCAGAAAACAGCTTGAAGATGAAAAACAGGAGGCTCTTCGCAAACAGAAAGAGGAGTATGAAGAAAGGCTGAAAAATGTTCAGACTGCCGACGGTCCATCAGATGACAAGGATGTCTTTAAGGCATATTTTTCAATTGCATATGACAGCTTTATCCGTATGCTCGATTTCGCCAAGCAGTCACAGGACAAGGAATTTTTCAAAGGCAAGGTTGAACATTTATTGGAGGCACTTGCCACACAAAACATAAATCTTTAAGGGGGAACAACAATGAAACTTTATGAGCTTACCGAGATGTACTCGGATTTATTTAATCAGTTTGACGCTATCAACGAATGGGAACCCGATACGAACGCAGACGGAATGCCGATTGATGATGACGGCAATATCATTGCTAATGTGGACGCATACCGCAATAAGATGTTGACAGCGTGGTTCGATACTCTCACGGGCATTGAGGGCGAATTTGACGAGAAAGCCGAGAGCATTGCAATCTACTACAAACAGCTTCTTGCCGAGGCTAAAATGCTTAAAGCCGAAAAGGCGGCAATTGCAAAAAGACAGTCACAAAAAGAAAAACAGGCGGAGAGTCTTAAAACCTATCTGTTTAAGTCAATGCAGGCACTCGGCAGACAGAAGATTGATATGCCGAGAGCGGTTATGTCGCTTAAAAAGAACGCTCCGAGCCTTGTTATTGATGATGAAATTTCATTTGTTGAGTGGGCGGAGGAGCACAATCTTGACCACCTCTTAAAGTACAGTATGCCCGAAGTGAAAAAGAATGATGTCAAGGCTCTCTGCAAAAAGGGCGAAGAAATACCCTTCGTACATATGGAAGCCAAGCAGTCATTAAGTATTAAGTGAGGTGTTATTTATGGGATTACCTATATTGGTTTTAGGATATTCAGGCAGCGGAAAATCTGCCTCTTTAAGAAATTTCAAAGCAAATGAACTTGCTCTTGTGAATGTAAACGGAAAATCACTCCCGTTCAGAACAAAATTTACTTCTTCAATCAATTCCGACAACTACATAGATATTGAGGACTTTATCAAAAAGCAGAAATGCAAGTCGATTGCAGTTGATGATGCACAGTATCTCATGGCTAACGAGTATATGAGAAGAGCCAAGGAAACAGGCTTTCAGAAGTTTACCGATATCGGTAAAAATTTTTGGGAGCTTGTGAAAGAGGTTGAAACTCTCCCGAATGACACGATTGTTTATTTTCTCAGCCATATTGAAACCGACGAAAACGGCAGACAGAAAGCCAAAACAATCGGCAAATTGCTTGACGAAAAAATCTCGGTCGAGGGAATGTTTACCACGGTTTTGAAAACTGTTGTCGTTGACGGCAAGTATCTTTTTGCAACACAAACGGACGGTAACGATACCTGTAAAAGTCCGATAGGCTTGTTTGATTCAATGTACATATCAAATGACCTTAAAATTGTTGATGAAGCATTGAGAACATACTATTCAATGCAACCAGAACAGTATTGTGATGAGTGCAAAGCACCGATACTTTCGGACGGCAAACGCACCGTTAAACAGATCATTGACGGCACAACAAAAAATTACGGCAGACAGCTCTGTATGCAGTGTGTTGCAAAGCTGATAAAGCAGAAGAAACAGGAAAAGCAGAGAGAGGGTGCAGACAATGCAACTTCGACCGTATCAGAATGACCTTGTTGAACAGGTAAGACAGGCTTGGCGAGAGGGTTACAAAGCCCCTTGCATTGTCCTTGGGTGCGGTGGCGGAAAGTCCTGCATTGTCGCAGAAATTGCAAGACGAACAACTTGGAACGGGAAACGGGTGCTGTTCCTTGTTCACAGGAGAGAGCTTGTTGACCAAATATTCAGAACCTTTGTCCGCTGGGGTGTGCTTATGGATTTGTGCCAAATCGGTATGGTGCAGACCTTTACACGAAGATTGAAGAAACTGCCAAAACCCGCACTTATCATCACAGACGAAAATCATCACAGCCTTGCACAAAGCTACAAACGCATTTACGAACATTTTTCAGATGTTCCGAGGGTTGGCGTCACCGCAACACCTGTCCGATTAAACGGTGACGGTTTGGGCGATGTCAACGACAAGCTAATAATCGGGGTGAGTACAAAATGGCTCATCAAACATAACTGCCTTGCCCCGTATGATTACTATGCTCCGAGTGTTGCCGACCTTACAGGACTGCACACCAAAATGGGCGAATATGTAACAGCGGATATTGAAAAGGCAATGATTAAAAACACGGTGTTCGGTGATGTTATCAAATATTACAAACAGCTTGCAGACGGTAAGAAAGCCGTCTGTTACTGTTCCTCGGTAAAGCACAGTCTTGCAACGGCGAAGGCTTTTTGTGACGCAGGCATATCAGCAAGGCATATTGACGGAGCAACTCCGAAGGCACAGCGAGAACAGATTATAGCCGATTTCAGAAACGGCAAAATTACAATCCTCTGCAATGTGGATTTGATTTCAGAGGGCTTTGATGTGCCTGACTGCGAATGCACGATTCTGCTCCGACCTACTCACAGCCTTACGCTTTACATTCAGCAGTCAATGCGGTGTATGCGCTATAAGCCAAACAAAAGGGCGGTAATTATTGACCATGTGGGCAACTATGCAAGGCACGGAATGCCTGATGACGACCGAGAATGGACGCTTGAAAAACGCAAAAAGCTGAGTGTTAAAAAAATCGAAAAGGAGCAGGAGGAAAAGGTCAGACAATGTCCCGAATGTTTCTTTACATTTTCAGCACCGCCGGCAGGGCAGAAAGCCGTGTGTCCGCATTGCGGTTATGTATTCCCGACAGCCGAAAGAACCGTTGAAACCGATACCACCGCAAAGCTCATTAAGGTTGAGGGATTCAAGCTTGATTTTAGCACACCCGACGATTGCCACAGCTATGCGGACTTGCTTGCATACGCAAAAAGCCACGGCTACAAAACAGGCTGGGCATATTTTCAGGCACGAAAGAGAGGTATGATAGCTTGACAGAAGAACACGCAATTCAGAACAAAATCCGTATTGCAATTGCACCGTACTGCGATATTTTCCGTATAAATGTAGGTGCAGGCTTTACAAAGGACGGCAGATATTTCAACACGGGAGTTCCGCCCGGATTTTCAGATTTGTTCGGTGTCAGGAAATCAGACGGAAGGGCGGTTTTTATCGAGGTTAAAACTCCCAAAGGCAAGCCAAGCGAAAAACAACAGAAATTTATACAGATGATGAAACTCAACGGCGCTGTTGCAGGAGTGTGCAGAAGTGCCGATGAGGCAATAGAGTTAATAACAAAGGAGTAAAATTATGGGATTTAAAGCAAATTGGAGCGAGGCGGCACAGTCTAACTCACTCAAACCCGAGGGCGATTATGAGTGTCTTATCGCTAAGGTTGAGGAGAGAGTAACAAAGAATGGCAAAGAAAATCTGAACATCTCAATGGTAATCAGAAATGATGTTGAGCAGAACTATAAAAACGGATATATATTTGATACATTGTGGAAGAAGAAAGAGCCTACAAACGCAGACTTGCAGGTCAAGGGATACAGCTATGGTCAGATTATGGCACTCGGCAAGGCGGCAGGACTTCCCGATGGCAAGGAGTACGACAGCCTTGAGCAGTTCTGCGGTGAGCTTGTCAATAAGCCGTTGCGTGTAACTATAAAGCACGAAGAATACAACGGAAAAACACAGGAGCGAGTAAGCTGGAGAAATCCTACAAAATATCCGACTGTAAAGCATATTCCAAAGCAGACGACAACCAATACAGCTACAGCCTATGCACAGCCACAGCAGAGTTATGCGTCTGCTCAGCCTGCAAATCAGGGCTTTGTTGATATGCCGATTGATGATGATTTGCCGTTCTGATTTTAAAAAAACTCTTCGGGAATTGCATAAAGCAGTGCAATTTTCACCGTGCTTTTCCTTATATATGGAGGTGAAAAAATGGGCTTTACAAATTTAAACCCAAATAAAAATAAATATTTTGCAGTTCCCGAGGAATTGAAAGGTTACAAAAACTGGGTGTGCTGGCAGTCATATCCCGATCCGAAATCGCACAGCGGAATTTCAAAGAAACCGATAAATCCAAGAACGGGTGGCTTTGCAATGCCGAATAACTCGGACACTTGGTCAGACTTTGAAACAGCAGTCAGAGAATCCGCCAAATATTCAGGCATAGGCTTTATGTTCTCAAATTCACCGTTTTTCGGTGTTGATCTTGACGATATGCCGAATGACATTCAGGACTACAAAAACGGCGGAGCTGACAACATAATCAGCGAGTTCGTGAACACTTTGCAGAGCTACGCCGAGTTTTCGCAGAGCAAGGCAGGCGTTCACATAATCTGCAAGGGAACTCTTCCCGAGGGCAGAAGAAAGGCGAAGAATGATTCGGGCGGTTTTGAAATGTACGAAAACGGCAGATTCTTCGTAGTGACAGGAGATTACTGCTCTGCATATGCGTACATAAACGATTGCACCGAAAGCATAAAGCCGCTGCATTCAAAATATCTCGGCAAGGCAACAGAGCCACAGCCTAAGCTCCGTAACATTGAGGTCAATCTCAATACGGTTGACGATATTGTAAAAGCCGCCTGCAATGCCAAAAACGGCAATCTTTTCAGAGCCTTATACAGCGGTGATTTTTCGGCTTATGCGTCACAGAGCGAGGCGGATATGGCATTCTGCAATATGCTTGCGTTTTGGTGCGGTTGCGATACCGACAAAATGGATTCGATTTTCAGACAATCAGGCTTGATGCGTGACAAGTGGGACAGAAAACAGTCGGGTACAACCTACGGCATTATAACCTTGCAAAAGGCTGTGTCGGGCTGTACTCAGACCTATAACCCAAAACAGCATAACGATTATTCAATTTCAATCGGTGAGGGCAAGGCTGTTCAAGCGGTTGACGAAGAAAAAATGCGTGCCTACACCTTTGACGATATGGGTAATGCCGACAGGTTCGTTGATTTATTCGGCGATAATGTAAGGTATTGTTACACCGAGAAAAAGTGGTATTACTACAATTCTATGAAGTGGTGTGTTGACAATATCGGAGTTGTATTAAGAATGGCAGACAAGAGCGTTGAGGCTATGAAAGCCGAAGCAAGGCTGTACTTGCAAGCTGATGAGGAGAACGGCGGAGATATGTCAAAAGCATTCGAAAAGCATATGAAATCAAGCCGTTCCAACAAATCAAAAAAAGCAATGCTCAACGAGGTTGAACACCATATCCCCGTACTTCCGGCACAAATGGATAAATACCGTATGGCACTAAACACCCCAAGCGGAATAATCAACCTTAAAAACGGCGAAGTGAGGGCGCATAATCCCGAATATTATTTTACAAAGATTACTTCGGTTGACTGCTCTCAAACGGCAGAGTGTCCCCGTTGGCTTGCATTTCTTGACGATATTTTTGCAGGCGATAAGGAGCTTATTCGCTACATTCAAAAGGCGGTCGGTTACAGTCTGACAGGCTCAACAGCCGAGCAATGCGCATTCTTCCTTTACGGCACGGGACGAAACGGCAAGAGTACATTCATTGATGTTATCCGTGATGTATTCGGCGATTATGCGGCGAATATTCAGCCTGAAACAATTATGGTAAGAAACTCTCAGAGCAGTGCCATAAACAGCGACATTGCACGGTTAAAGGGTGCAAGGCTTGTCACCTCGGTTGAGCCGAACGAGGGCGTGCGAATTAATGAGGGACTTCTCAAACAGCTTACGGGTGACGATACCGTAACGGCAAGAAAGCTGTACAGCGAGGAATTTGAGTTCAAGCCCGAGTTTAAGCTGTGGATGGCGACAAATCATAAACCAATTATCAGAGGCACCGACACGGGCATATGGCGAAGAATACATATGATACCGTTCAATGTTCAGATTCCCGAGGATAAGGTTGATAAGAACCTTACGCATAAGCTCAAAGCCGAAATGACAGCAATTTTCAAATGGTGTATTGACGGCTGTATTCTGTGGCAAAGAGAGGGTTTGAAAATGCCGTCTGCCGTTCTTCAGAGCGTGAGAGAGTACAAGCGTGAAATGGATGTCATTTCCGCCTTTATCGAGGACAGATGTGTGTTAGAGGGTTCGGTTCAGGCAAGCACGCTCTATGCTGCCTATGCAAGCTGGGCGGGGGATAACAACGAATATTGTATGTCAAATACCAAATTCAGCACCGAGCTTGCCAAACGATTTGAAAAAGTAAAGGGAAGAAATTTCAATTATTTCAACGGAATTTCAATTTATAAAGATTGTTAGTGTGGTAGCTTGAGGAGGGTTTACGGGTTTTTCTAACCTTTCGTATAAGAAAAATAAACTAATATTATATATAGAAAGGGTTCTTTAAAATAGCCCCAAACCCTCCACTACCCTCCGAAAGAGGTAATATGAAAAAATATGATTTTAACAATCCACAGGTGTTTGAACAGCTTGAAGATAAAGCAATTGACGGTCAGCTTGATTACTCAGCCTTTCCTCCGCCCGAATATAAATACTTTTCAAGGCTTGCAAAGGTCGGCTACAACAACCGTCATAAAGGCTGGGACATAAACATCTGCCTTGAATGGCAGGACAAGCTCAGAACGGAGTATAAGCGTGATAGGGACAACGCAGACGAATACCGTATGCTCTCACAAAGAATTATGGATAATGTAAAGAAAAGTGCCGACTTCGTCCGTAAGATGTATCAGTCCCAAACCAACGAGCAAACCGTAATCAATGCCCTCCAAGCCTTAGAATGTCTAACCAACGAAAACGGCTTAACCAAAAGAATAACCGAAAAATTAAAGGAGAATGAAGAATGAGAGAAATATTATTTAGAGGCAAAGCGATACACCGTGACGAAGGTTGTCACCGAACAGAATACCAGAATGGCGAATGGGTGTATGGGTTAGTTACAAAATTGTATGATGAACAGTTTAAAAATTTACCCGCAGAAATGACGAATACAAACGGCATAAGTGGTATCGAAATTGATTACAAAACAATCGGGCAGTACACCAATATGCTCGATAAGAACGGTAAGAAAATTTTTGAAGGAGATATCATTGATTTTTTTGGTCGCTCAGACGGTGACGGCTATGGAGTTGTAAAGTACGATGCATACGAAACTGAATTTGGGTTTGAGTATGACAATATCTACAGAAGCCTCGGGATAAATTTTTATCCCGAAAATATTGAAGTTGTCGGGAATGTTTATGACAATCCCAAACTTGTAGGACGGTGAAAACAATGACAAACTTTGAAAAAAATCAAATAGATGTCAATTGACTGCACAAAACATTGGCTTGAAAGTGAGGTGGATATGGATTGACGGTTAAAGATTATTTATATTCGGTCAGGGTTTCGGATAAGCTGATCAGAACGAAAGAACACGAGCTGTTGAAACTTAGGCTGAATATTGCACAGGTATCAGTTAAGCAGAACGAGCCTGTTAATACATCGGGAGTGAATGACCCTATGCGGATTGTGGACAGGATTGCAGACCTTCAGGCTGAAATCAATCGGGAAATTGACAATCTTGTGCGGTTGAAAACTGAAATCCGCAGTAAAATCAACGCACTTGACGATTACCGTTACATTGCAATTTTGACCGAGTATTACATAAATTGTCAGAGGTGGGAGGATATTGCCGAGAGTATGGAAATGAGCGTAAGGCATACCCTGAGATTGCACGGCGAAGCGTTACAGGCGTTCCGAAAAAAGTTCGATTTCTCGTAAAATTATTTTGAAATGTCATTGAATGTCACCCTTACCCTGCGTATAATGGTATTATGAAAGTTTGACAAACAGGACATATGTAGAACTCTCCTAAGTTAAAAAAATTGCACAGACCGCTCTCACCCCGAGGGCGGTTTTGTGTTGTGTGCGGTTATTTTATACAAATTATTACTTTCTTAATTGTGCGGTTTACAGAAAAATGTAAAATCTGTTGAATTGTGTCAAATAATATGATAGATTAGTGATATATTACAACTAAGGAGAGTTGCATATGAGCGAAGAAAATAAGACAAAAACCTGTTTTGTTATAATGCCTATATCAGACCAGCCAAAATATCCTACAGGTCATTTTGATAAAATATACGAACAGATAATTGTTCCTGCTGTCAAAGAGGCGGAGTTTGAACCTATAAGAGCAGACAGTAATCAAATATGTGATTCGATAATGCAAAAAATTTTGAAAAATTTAATTGAATGTGATATGGCAATTTGCGATTTAAGTTCAAGAAATCCAAATGTTATGTATGAATTAGGAATTCGACAAGCTTATGGCAAAAAAGTAGTTTTGGTACAGGACGATGCTACTGATAAAATTTTTGACGTAGCAGGAATTAATACTGTTTTTTATAAGAAAGATAGATTGTATGAAAATGTTATGAAGGCAAAAGATGATATTGCTAATGCGATAAAGGAAACTTATAAAAATGGTTCATTTTCGTTAATGAACATAGTCGATTTAGAAAATGCAACTGTAGATAATTCCAAAGTTGATAAGGTTGTTTTTGATAGATTTATGATAAAATCAATATATTCAAAGTTAGATGCTATTGAAGATTCAATAAGAATGTTTTCTAATACGCCAAATGTTAGTGACGAATTAAATGTTGACCTTAATAATCGTAAACTTGCAAGCTTGCTTATGGAATGTCGAGATGCATTGAGAAACCATCCCGATAATCTTGATTTACTTATTTCCTGTTATCGAAAATTGTTGAGAGTTAATAGTTTATTGATTAACAAAGTACAGTTTACAAGGGACTACACAGGGTAGGTATCTGACGGGAGGGGTGCCGCCAGTCAGATTTTCCATGTGATGTTCAAGCTGTCGCTTGTGGCGGCTATGGTGGTGATCATCAAATCCACCACACGCCGCTTGTCATCAAAAGATACATTCTCCCAGGTATCGAGGTAGCCGGAAATCTGGCTGACCTGTTCCGGGCTGATGGCCTCCACAGTCAACTCCGCTATCCTTGCCAGAAGTTCCTGCTTGCGCCCGTCCAGTTCCGCTATCTTCACATTCACATAGGAGAACAGGACATTGTTTGCCCCCGTCAGACTGTCCACCAGCTTTTCAATCTCGCTGTCTACATGGGCAAGTTCCACTTGCAGGGCGGTGATTTTCGGGTTTGCCTTTGCCGCTTTCTTTTTTCCTGTCAGCGTCTTGTAGCTTGCCAGCTTCTTTACCATCTGCTGATAAACAACCGCTTCCAGTTCCGAAGTGATGATTTTCCCACAGCCAGGACAGCTTTTATTGTCCAGCCGTTTCGTGCAGCGGAGATACTGTTTGCCGGAGGGATTGTAGATACTCATAAGAGCATACCCGCAATTCCCGCACTTGATTTTTCCTGCCAGCCATGTGTGGGTGGCTTTCCGGGCAGACTGGATTTTCATGTTGTTCATCAGCTTCTTACGGCAGGTCAGCCAGATGTCGGAGGGAACAATGCCCTCATGGGGAGCCAGTACCAGCATTTGGTCTTTCAAGTCGTTCTTTTTGCTGGGCTTCACATCCCGCCCTTGATACAGATAGCAGCCGTTCATGCCTGTAAAATCGGCAGCGTCATTGACAATGACCGTCCCTTGACTTTTGAAAAATTCGTACACATCAAGGTCTGCCTGCACATAGACAGGATTGCGTAACATCTGCGCCAGCGTGGGGCGTATCAGCTCTTTGCCATGGAACAAAATCCCCTGTTCGGCAAAGTACCGGGTAATGTCCCCGTAGGAAGTTGTGGGCTGGGCGTACATCTCAAACATCAGCCGGATATTGGCCGCTTCCTCCGGGTTTACCACCAGCTTCTTTGTGTTGATACCGTCCATCTTGATAGGCTCCGTATGGAAGCCGTAAGGGGCTTTCCCGCCCATCTTAAAGCCCCGCTGACTGCGGGAGTAGTAAGCGTCCGTTACCCGCTTCTGTATCGTTTCCCGTTCAAGCTGGGCGAACACGATACAGATATTCAGCATGGCCCGTCCCATCGGCGTGGAGGTATCAAACTTTTCCGTAGAGGACACAAACTCCACATTGTACTGCTGGAACAGCTCCATCATGTTGGCAAAGTCCAGAATGGAACGGCTGATACGGTCGAGCTTGTAAACCACGACCTTTGCAATCAAGCCCCGCTTGATGTCCCGCACCAGTTCTTGAAACTTCGGACGGTCTGTGTTCTTGCCGCTGTACCCTTTGTCTGTGTATTCCTTGCAGTTACCGCCTTTCAACTCGTATTTGCAAAATTCAATCTGGCTTTCAATGGAAATGCTGTCCTTTTTGTCTACCGATTGTCTTGCATAGATTGCGTCTATCCGATTGTTCATATTGTCGCTCCTTTTCTTAAAAAAGAAACGGAGCTGCTGACAGTTCTATTATACCGCCAGCAGCCCCGCAAATCAATGATGGGTTTGGAAAACCTTATGTCCCGGCTTCCTCACTCTCCCGCTTGTCGGCGTACTTGCGGAACACCTCATAAAGCTGCTGTTCCAGTTCCCGGCGTTTGGCTGCTTCCTGTTCCGGCGTGAACACCGGGGAGAGATTTTCCAGTGTGATTTCCTTTCCCTGAAAAGTCACGATTTCGATTTCCTTTTTGTATCTGATATTACTTATAAGATCACCTTTCCTTTCCATGCTGCCGCTGTTGCCGTTTCAGTTCCGCTAAAATCTCCGGCGGGATACGGTCAACCAGCCGCCGCATATCGTCCAGTTCGCTTTTTAACTTCGCCCGTTCCATCGTGTCATTCATCTTGCCTTTTTCGCTGGCCTTTGCCCTGACTTCCAGCTTTTCATTTTCCGCTAACAAGTCATTGATTGTGACCTTGTATTTTTTCAGTTGCCCGGAGAAGTTCTCCATCTGCGGAAACCACTTTTTCAGCATGGAGAGGGCTTCCTCTTTCTTCTTTCCGGCGTTCAGCGGGGTAATGCCGGAGAGAACCGCTTCAATGGCCCTCGCCTGTTTGGAGAGGTTGACCGCCTGTTTGAACAGCCGGGTGGGGATATGCTTCCGGCCCGTCTTGCTGGCGCTTTCCCCACGCTCCAGGTCGGGGTACTGCTCCACCATACAGGCGTGAAAATCGTCCTGCCACTTCGTCAGATTGGCCCGGTTGCCGATAATTTCTTTGGCGCACAGGCGGTTGTCCTTTGTCAGCGGCACAAAGACCAAGTGCAGATGGGGCGTTTTTTCATCCATGTGTACCATAGCCGAAACGATGTTCTCCCGGCCCACCCGGTCAATGAGGAAGTCCGCCGCCCTCTGGAAGTAGGCCGCTATCTCCTTTGGGGACTTGCCCTTGAAAAACTCCGGGCTGGCGGTAATCAGCGTGTCCACAAACCGAGTGCTGTCCTTGCGGGTGCGGCATCTGGCCTGCTTGATGCGGCTCTGAATGAAATGGTAGTAGCGGCCATCCG